AGCAAGGCAGAACGTACATCACCAAATACCATACCTTGGATGAAGTCTTCGGCAGCGAATGATGCTTGCCCCATCACACCAGTCATTACACGGGCAGCATCTGTGGTTTGGTTAACATGTCCGGCTGCTGCTTGTTGTGCCCTTCCTTGCCTTACAAGTGCTACTGTTAGCCTTTCAATTTCCCTGTAGTATGCTTCATCCGTAAGGATTGCTTTACCTGTTGTTACGTTAAGTTTGGTTTTTAGAGTATCAAGATTTCTTATACTTTGTTCGTACTTCTCAAACGCAGTCATATTCCTTTGTATAGTTTGATTTACTTGTTGTTCTGCTGTTACTTGTTGCGCAACAGCTTGCTGATGCTTCTTTCCCATCGCGGCACGATTACGGGCTGCTTCATCTGCTCTCATATTACTTAGTGCATCGCGTCGTGCATCATCAGCAGCACGTTTAGCATCAAGTTGCTGTGCGCGAGTAATACGGTTTGCGGTGTCTTGTGTTGCACTTCTTCGTATCATATCCTCGCGTAAGTTGTCAAGTTCCTGTTGCTGTAACTTTGCGGCATCAGCTACGGCTTTTGCTTGAGTGGCTTTTTTGTTGGCAGCATTGGCAGCATCAGCACGGTCTGCCGTGTCTTGTATTGCACTTCTTCGTATCATATCCTCGCGTAAGTTGTCAAGTTCCTGTTGCTGTAACCTTTCAGCATCAGCTACGGCTTTTGCTTGAGTGGCTTTTTTGTTGGCAGCATTGGCAGCATCAGCACGTTCTGCCGTGTCTTGTACTGCGTATTTGTTTGTGATGAACTCACGTAGATCATCTAGTTCCTGTTGCTGTAACCTTTCAGCATTAGCTACGGCTCTGGCTTGAATGGCTGTTCTATTGGCAGCATTGGCAGCATCGGCACGTTCTATAGCATCTTGTATTGCGTATTTGTTTGTGATGAACTCACGTAAGTTGTTTAGTTCCTGTTGCTGTAACTTTGCGGCATCAGCTACAACTCTGGCTTGAATGGCTGTTCTATTGGCAGCATTGGCAGCATCAGCACGGGTTGCAGCGTCTTGCAGTTCTCTTTCCTTATCCTTTTTTTGGACAATGCGGGAAATTGCAGCAGCAGCATCCATTTCTGCTTTAAGTGCAGAAGGGTCAAACCCACCATACATCGTTGGCTTTATTTTGTCTTTGAAAGCCCGTGTAGCAGCAGCAGCGGATTGGAGTCCGCTTTGTACACCTGAAGCATCAATGCCCAATTTGATGACAAGGTCTGCGATGCTGGTTGACTCTGGCACGATGTATTCCTACTTCTTTTTGTTCATAGCACGGATGGCATCATAGATGGCAAAAAACCCACTCCTGAGTGCAGAAGCGGGTTTTACTATGAGTTGTGTGATACGGTAGGTGTAATCCCTTTGGGTTGTCCAATCTTTTACCATCCATGGTTCAACAGAAGTTTTACTGCTGTGCCGTTTCATCTCGTGTGAGATTGTCATGGACAACAGATCATCTGTCATACCCCACTTGTAGTTTGTCCAGAACTGCTTATGTTCAAGTAGTTCTGACAGTGGCATGGATTCTATTTCTGATATTGTTTTCCCCCAACGACTACATAAGAAAAGGACAAACCAATGTAGATCGTCGGGAGTAATTAGTTTTTTGTTGTGTCCACCCACAACTCTGTGCGAATTACAGTATTGAGAGTTTCCATTTGATTGACGGCTAAAGCATCAAGGAACCCGTCAACCACTCTGGCTAGGTACACAACATCCAAGTCTTCCAATGTCTGTCTGACACTTACTGATTCCTGTACCTTGAGTGGCCATGTCTCTGGATCAGCAGCATGAAAACTGTTGACAAGTTGTGAAAGATATGGCTTCCCGTTTTCATACAGACAAATCAGGATACGAAGACCTGAAAAGTAAGTACCAGATACATGTCCTTCATCAATCTGTGGGAACTCTTTTAGCTTGCCAATGAATGCAGTGGCAGTTCCTGCTGATGGTTCAATCATTTCAAATGTGTCAGCGTCTGGGACTGGGACACGCTTGAGGGGCTTTAACAACATGTGGGGGTTCCTTGAATGGTTCTGAGAGTAATAAATGTCGGGATTTCACCGACTTCCTCACTGTAGTGAGTATGGGCCAACTTTAGACTGGTGCTGTTACGTCAATGGCATTGATCTTATATACCAATTCAGCCAATGATCGTGCGTCGTTACCATCGGACAAAACTGTACCTTTGGGTGTGAACTTATTGCAGTAGCCGGTGATCACCAATGTTGGGCCGACAGTTTCCCCTGTGGTTGCGGGGAATTCAACAATAAGGTCACCAGTACGTCCATCCATGAACGCTGCAAATTCACGACCACCCCAAGTATCATCGGGGTCCCAATCCACAGTGAATGAAATGGTGCCCATGTCTACGATTTTACCGGATCGGAAACTTCGGATCAGGTTGCCCCATGCGTCCAATGTTGTATTGGAACAAGTGGTCTCAACATCACCTCGCGTGAATCCTGAGTATGATGGCCCATCGGTGACACATGCGTAGACGTTGCTGGTGGCATCCACTGCATCAGGGATGGGACTGGTGCCAGTTGGGACGGTAGTTTGTGCAAAGAACCTAACTTTAATTCTTGATGAATCACGATCTGACATGGCTATTCCTTTGGTGGTAGTTGATGAGACGGGTTAGCAGGTGGCCTTACCAGTAAAGGTTAATGCCAGCATGGTTAAGTCGGGGGTGGACTGTCCTTCTTTGAGCATGGATGTTTCTCGTTGAGATTCAAACCTCAAGTAGTTAATGAACACTGTACTGCTGATGAGGTGACTGGTTAGTTGTGTTCTGCGTCCTGACACCAACGGTTGTAACACTGCCATAACGGATGTTACCAATGTTTTCCGTTGTACATTGTCATGTGCGACACATATCACGTCAAGTTCAAACCCTACTGTTTCTTTGTTGGCCGAACCAGCTAACCCTTCTGAGCAATGGCTGGGTGTTAGGTCTCCTATACTAAAAAAGACATATCCATTGGGAGTGGACTTTAGATCCAGTGAAGGAACGAAGTCGGACTTATACACAGGGATTGCTCCCATGGCACTAACCAGTAAAGTTTGAATCCCAACATCTAATGGGTAAGGACTGCTCATTACTTGGCGGCTTTCCTAATCAACTCAACAACACGATTTTGAAAGGTGGCACGTATTGAGTCTTTGGTTTCAGCGTAAGTTTGTTCTATGAAATGGTGCCCAGCAAATCTGCGGAATCTGTGTGGTTGTACTGGCCCCTTGTCCATGGCATTGTACCCACGTTCCCACAGATGAAGGTAGTATGCTGGGATACGTTTCTTTGGTGCATTTAGTTTACGTCGGTATGTGGATCGTACTTCTCGGCGTTGGTTACGTCTGGAGAATACTGGGCTACCATCGGCGGCATGTCTGGCTACTGTCCCCCAATTGATCTGTCTGTATGGAGCGGTTTTGAATTTGGGAGATTTTTCGTTGAGTATGGTTTCAAACGCTCTACGGTCTACTCCCACCATTCCGTAAAATCTGTTGGGGTTGTTCTTTGAGTTTCTATACTTGGTGGTAATGGCTCTGAATGTGGCACCAGACGATTGCTTGGATGTGCCTCGAAGACTCATCAACTTGGCTTTAAGTACATTCTTGGGAGTCACCAATGCACTACGAATGGCTTGCCTGACTATGTGTCTGCGTATTTTATCTACAATGGATGGGAAGCCTGCTTTGACTTCTTCCGGTAGATCCAATGAGATTGAAAATCCAACTATGGGCATAATGGTTTCTGGGAGTAATTAGATTAGAGACGGCAGCAATTGTACGCTAATGGGCTGCGATACGTTCTCCATAATATAGATCCACAACTTCTTGCGGTCACCCCAATTGTCAGTGGCTGGGCCTTTAATGGAGAATACTTTTTGGAGGGATGGGATCACACAAAACATTCCTTCAGTTATTTGGCTGGCTGGTTTGCACCATTGCCCAATCAAAATGAATTGTTGTTGTGTTTGGACTCTACCTTCAGCAGTAATCTCTGATGGTTTTAGAGGTGTCTCCATGGAGAACGGCCCTCTGTAAGACAGGGTGAACTCCTGTGTGAGTTCCCCACTGGCTGTGGCTACATCAGATGGTGTCCAGAACTCACAGACATGCCTTAGATTGGGGCGTGATCTACGGTTGTACTTGTTCATCCACGACTCACTTTCAGCCAATCCTCAGCAATGTACCTGATGGCTCTTTTGTCATTGAGAAGTTGGAGGTCACGCAGATGGCAGTAGCCTTGTGGGAGTTCTGATACTGAGCCATCGGATATGGCATCACGGTATTCAAACAAGTGGTACGCCAGTATTTTCAACGCACGAATGGTGGTTTTGGGTACTGCTGTAAATGAGGCGTAGCCAGTGGTGTACTCAATGGTGATTGGGTATGGTTGCTCATCATCAATGTTGTCAAATAGTTGAGTCCAGTCACTGCACCATAGCTTGGCTGGTTCCCCTTCATAGAGGGTGTAGTCGGCTGATGATACTGATTGTGTGTTGCCGTCGTTGTCTGTGAAGTTGAATGTGGTTAGTGCGGACACGCTGCCGAAGGGCAGGAACATCAAACGGTCGGCAGTCAGGAATGCTTCATATGGGAGCAGTAATGTGACTGACTTGGTAAGAATGAACCTCCATTGCTCACGTTCACAAATTTGGATGCACTCGTGCATTAAGTCTGTAAGGTCTACAGGAAGTGAAGCCGTGGGTGTATCAGGATCAAAGCCAATGTTGCGTTTGATGGCAGATAAAAATGTGTCTGTTACGATGGTCGTGATATCGGATTCACTGGACCAGTCGATTATGGCAGGCATAGTATTGGTCTGTGTGAGGGATGTGTAAACAAACCGCAGTATAATCACCCCCGAGACTATACTGCGGCTGCTTGCCCACAAGAGGCATCCATTGTTGATGTAGGTTGTTGTTTCACATCGCAGTGTTGGTAGCGGTGGACGCTGGAGAGGTGAACAAGAAACCTTGGTTATGTCAGCACACCTGTCCCAGTGGGAGTCAGATTCTTGTACTGTCGCATCCCATCAACTACTACTGCCAAGTCCACAGGATTGCTTCCTGAACCTGTGACACGGAAACATACGCTGAGGAATGTCCCGAATCCACCAGCGACATCTTCGGCATAGGAAACCTCTGAGGAATCTACTTCCACAGACATTTCCATGTTGGCCAACGCAGCACTGAATACCACAGTCTTTATGACTGTATGAGTGCCGGAACCGTTGGCCAAAGTATTGCCAGTGACAGTCACAGTCATGGCAGCAGACAAGTCTGCGTTGTTACACACCAGCATGGCACGATCAAATGGGACTGAAATTACATAGGCATTGGCAATTGTTGTGAGGGTCACTGTTCCCAGTGCCTTCACAAACAATTCGGACGACAGAGTGGTGAACTTTTGAGTAGCCATTTATAAAACCTTTATTGAATGGTAGTTGGAAGTGTAAGAAAGGTGGGAGGCCCGTTAGGTAACCTCCCACCTTGGTGACTACTCTGAAAGCGGACAGAGTAGTCGGGGTTCATTATGCAGTAGTTGTTGACAACACTACAAATGGTGACATTGTCAGAGATCCACGGTTTGGTGTCATTACTGAAGTCCACCATGGTCGGGCATCATCGAACGATGTGAACAAGAACACTTCTTCACGTTCGAGGAATCGGACATGGATAGATCGGCTTAAAGTGCCTGTCCCACGTTCACCAAAGAGGATCTGCGAAGGATTGACACAAGCAAAGAAATTGTCATTCCATTCACTGATGATATTCCCGTCACCGCTGGCGATACCATCCATGTACTCTGTCCAGATGATGGGACGACCCAGAAGGGTATCATAGTTGTCTGCACCATCTGCTGCATGAAACAGTTTAACAATGCCAGCGTTATTTGGCGATTCCAAACATAGCTGCACAATGTTTGGGTACAAGTCAAGGGATGCCACCCATACAGCGTTGCTGTAACCCCAAACACGTTGCCGCATTTTGAGTACATTTAGGCCCGTTATAATTTGAGAAGTGGACTGGCCATTTTCTCGTAGAACTTGAAGACGGGACAAGTTGTTGGCGTGTAGGCATCCCAAAGGACGACCGATACCATTGCCGTATAGGAATTCTTCCATACGGTATGATCGTGCTTCCTGTCGAAGCCCATTGTCAATCAAAGCGGCGATGGAGATTGGACTGTCAGCCATCAACTGGTTGGTTGCAGCAGCAGCACCATTCAACTCGTGTGCTTTGAGGGAAATCATTTCCATGGCTGAAGTTGACAGTGTTGGTGCTGTCGTTTCTTTGCCACGGTAAATACGGAACCCACCAGTCACCGATGTGCGATGGTCTTTGTCCACACGAGCAGGAATATCTACGATGGGTGCTGACATTGGGATTCGAGTGGCACCACCAGTCAATAGATCAGCTTCCGGTTCCAACTGCATAATGGTGTTGATAAACCCCCGTGGGACAGTCATCCCTGCGGATTCCCAATTGGCCTTACTGAATTCATCAGAGCCAATGGCGTTCATCACACTTGCTTTTAAGCGAACATCAATGACATCAGGGTTACTCTTATTCTTGTAGGCATTGATGACTGCCCCCAAGTATTCCTGCTGGTTGTGAAACCCAAACTTTTCTTTGTCGTCTTCCCACAATGGGCGGGAAGTGATGCCACGAGACAAGTCCAGCATCCCGTTGGAAGCATTGGCAATACGACTGGTTGCCAGCAATGCGGCACGCCGTTCAGCCAACCCTACTTGAGTGGAACTGACAGCATTCTGTACAGATTCAAGACGATCTACAGCGTCCTTGTATTGTGTCAATTCTTCTCGTGTGATCTTGTCACCTTTGGTGTCAAACACATCAGTGATGGTAATCAGCCGAGTACGTTCATCCTGAAGTTGATTAGCCGTCATGGTTGGGACATCGGCATTCTTCACTGGGGTGTCATTGAAACACAGTTCAATTGACTGGGCATGGGTTGCCATGGTTGGGTTCCTATACTAATGGGTTTTGTGTTGAATGGTTGTTGATTCTGATTATGAGCGTTGCGTTAGCAGAATCATTCAAATGAAAGTAATTGAAGTGGTGTGTACTGTCAACTACTTACTATTTATTTCAAGAACTTACTCTTGATATTTCGCATTCTGAGTTGAAGCCGCATGGCATCCATTTCAGTGTTATCCGCAGTGTACTTGTCTTTGACTGTTTCTGGGATAGATAAACAGTTCAACATGGCGGTGTCGGGACGGGCATTCCGTACAGAGTGAAAGAACCCTTTGTCCACAGATTCGGAAGCTGATAGGTAGGTCTCAGCTTCCATCATGTTGATGATGGTTTCTCTGGCAACAGGAGTCCGGGCAGTGAAGATGTCAACTATGGAATCTCTGTGTGATTCCCAACGGGCCTGAGCATTGGCTACCTCCTTGAGAGAATCAATGCGTGCGTACATGTAGGGGTTGTGCATCATGAACAATCCACCATTGCATATCTGCCGATCAGTACCAGCCAATGCCAGCCAGCCAGCAGACGAGAATGCGTAACCATCTACAACAGTGGTTACTTTACCGGGGTGTTCCAGTAATCTGTTGTAGATGGCCAGTGCAGAACCAACTTCACCACCCGATGAATTGATTCGTACAGTCAAATCTCCTTGGGGGGCTTCTGAGAGAAAGTTAGTCACGTCGCCTACAGTTACAGCGGTGTCACCTTCGTAGAACTTGTAAGGGGCTATTACATCATAAATTTCAAGTTCTTTGGCTTGGTTGAAGGCCAAGCGGCACTCTAACAGTTGACCTGATGGGAGTGCTTTACGATTCAATACAAGTGATTCCATTTTCAATCCCTTCAGGACAGGACGCATTGGTTATCCATTGCTCACGAAGTGTGGACATGGTCATTGAGTTGATGGTGATTACATCATTCCAAGATGATAGTTGATCACCCAGCATGGTGTAAAATTTACCATTGGCGGCATAGAACTCTGTACGAGACGCTTCAAAATCATCGGGACGGGATTGTTGCTTCTGTTCCAACACTCGTGTTTCATATTGCTTCAGCCCATTGATGACGTTTATGAATGCTTTATTGGCTGCTGGTCGTAATCGTTTGTCAATGGTGTCCTTATCTGGGGCTTGGTTAAGTTTGTCTTGGGCTGCTGCGGAAGTGTGGGCTGCTTGCTGATCCATGGCTTTGGCGGCATTGTCAGCTTGCATCTGTGCCATGTCGGCGGCACCAACAAATGTGTCAATCTCTTTACGTTGGAGTTCGTTGGATTGTTCTGCTTGTTTTTGAAGGTTGAGGCTGTGGTCTACAGTCATCAAGTTGACCGGCACATAACGCAGGTTGTTGGCGGGATCATTGGGGTCGATGTGCATACCCAGCAAGTTGGCAGCGTACTGACGATCTATCATGCCTATCTCGAATAGGTTGCGGAGAGATGTAGTAAATTTGTCAATGACACTGCGGTACAGATACAGCAGTTCAAATTCAAAGCTGAATAGCATCTGTGATGGGAGTGGGAGTAACTCCGTTCTGAATTGACTACAGATGCGGCTTATAAATGGCCCCATCCCAGTCTGAATAAATAATGCCACAGCTTGGCTTAAATCAGCAGATCCTGCTTGGGTTCCCATGTATGAGTGTAGAAGCACTGGTGGGACATTAAAGCCCCGTGACACGTCTTCTACAGAGAATGCACGGGTCTCAATAAATTGGAGATGTTGGAATGGGATACCCATGTGGACTGGTTTCAGCCCTTGTTCAAGTACACGAGTTTTGAAGATGTCTTCAAGTGGCGCGTTGGGGTCTTCGTTAAAATTGGCTTCAATGCGACTGAGAACTTCGGGTGCCAATCTGTTTTCAGTGGTCAGGAACATCTGCGTGGCTATCCCACGAGAATAAAATCTCCATCCAAATTCTTCAGATGCTTTGTACAACTCCAATGATATCTTTGAGTTGGAAATAAAACCCTGACCACGATGATACTCAGAGTCCAGTACCTTGCCTTTGAAGTGAACAATGTCATCACGGCATAGCAGTACGTATTCGGAATTCATATCACGAGAAGATAGCCCTGCATCAATTCGGTAAACCAATTCTCCTTTGGTGGCCAATCTGCCTGTAGCCAACTTCTCTTGACCTGTTGCACGGTAGATGTTGGCGGGTGGAATCCTTGAAGGATGGATGTAGTAGAGGCGTGCTGTGCGGCCTTGTTGGTCTTTCTCACGGATGTAGTAACAGTTGCCATCCATCAGCACATCATAAATGATCTGTAAAAGTGCTTCATCTGCTGACAGTTCTGGGTGGAAATAATGAGAAAACAGACGTGACGCAGGATGCTCTGTGGTGGCCACTACACGGGTTTTACTCTGTGAACCGGGTTCAAGAGCGTACATGCGACGTGGGACACCCCCAATCATGCCTGTGTAAATGTCCAAAGCACATTTTACAGCGGACAGTTTAAGAGCATTGGAACTCTGACTTGAGTATATCTGTTCATGGTTGATCACTCCAAATAAGTTCTGCCATGTCAAAGTAGAACCACTGTTCATCACCATGTCGAACAGGTTCTTTACCGCTGATTTTTTGATAGTGGCTTCAGGTGATTTGCGTGGCCATCCAAACATTATTTAAGTCCTCTGATTTCAGAGATTGTTTCTACTTCAGGGTATAGGTAAGAACCTATTGCCATAAGTCCAGCAACTATGCCGTCTATCTTATTTATTGATTTTGATCTATCGGGTCTGACTTGTCCATCACGAGATTGGACAATCACCACATTTCCAATCATCCAGTCTAAGACAGGGTGGCCACCATGGAACAGTTGATGATCTAGCGATAGTGCTTCCATCCTTCTGCATGGTTCATTCATACCCGCAAAACTTTGAGGGTATGCACGAGCAGGGAGACCATACTGTTTAAGACTGGTGAAGATGTGGTGGGCACCCCAACGGTCAAAACAGACTTCTCTTAGCCCTCTGAAGTGGGTGAAAATACCTTTTTGCTTGTTCCCTTTTTCGCCTATCATTGCCGACAAGATAAGGTTTTCATCTACTGTTTCTTGTGGGGATGTACTGTTAATGAGTCCAGCTTCCCACCATATATTGTAAGGGAGGTTTTGTTCCATACTTCGTTGGTAAATGGATTGGGCAGGTACCCATCCCCAATGCAACATAATTCCATAGCGTGGGAACCAAAGATTGAGAGCAGCTATATCTTTAACTGTGGCATTGTCATAGCCAGCGTAGCATTCTTCATCCTTCAGAAATTCAATCTGTTTGATGTACCATGACCAGTACAATTGGAATCTGCCAATGTACACATCCAAAGATGCTGATGAATGCCACTTGTCCGACAAAGCAATGTTGTGCCATAGGGAGTGTTCTTCAATCCACTTTCGAATGGCTACGATAGAGAGCAATGGAGTTTCTGGATCAGCATTACCATTGGCCCAAATGTGTTGAGGTATCCATGCTGTTTCAGTTTTGGTACGGACATTCAAATGTAGACGAAGAAACCTATTCAGTTCATTGGGGTTATTTTCAGCATTACGAACCAGTCTCTGGAAGTAATCTTCAGTAATGGAAACGCCGAAGTTGGGATTGGCTTTACGCCATACTTGCTCTGATCGAAAATCATCTGAAAGTTGGGCTTCATAGATTACTGGAAGAAATGTGGGTTCCCATTGCTTGTCTGTGGCAATGGCTTTGGCTTTCTCATACAGGTTGTTGCAGACGGAAGGCCGATCAAAGTCAGCAGTGGTGGTGTACACAATAAGTGGTTGTCTGCGGGCACCAGTTCCTGTAACCATAACATCAATAAGGTCGCTGTTGGCATGAGCATGTACTTCATCCACATATACAAAGTTGGGAGATAATCCATGCTTGGTATCGGCAATTGAAGATAGGACTTTGAATACAGACCCATCAGTGTGTTCAAATGATCGTGTGGAACGAAATACTTTGTTGTCTCGTAGTCGTGACAACAATCGTGGGTTGGTTTCAATGATGTACTGACAATGACGAAAGTTGAGGGATGCCTGTTCAATGTCCGCAGCACAACAAAAGTTTTGTGCTCTCTTTTCACTATCTATATAAAACATAATCAGGGATAGGACTGCTCCGAAGGCTGTCGTCTTGCCATTTTTTCGCGGCACATATATGAAGCATTCTCGGAACCTTCGGTAGTTGGTCCCTTCTTCTTTCCAACAGAACAAGTTGGCATAAATTCGTGATTGCCATTGCTCAGGTATAAACGGCAGTCCTGTGTTTTCTGCTTCCGGGTAAAAACATTCATTGGTGATGAATGCTACAATCTTGTCCCACTCCTCTGTATCGAAGTAATATCCTTTAGCAGAAGTGAATGGATCGTAGAGTGGGATGCCTTTTAGGAAAGTGGTGGTAACAACTTCCTGCCATTGCCAGCCAACCAATTTTCCTTTCTCATACAAAGTCTCTGGTATCTTGAGTCTACTGGGTCCATGGATGTAAGAAGAAGCTGGGTCAATTTCCAATTCAAGGTCAAGCATGAGTGGGGGTTCTGCTTTGTTTAGTTGTCAAAAAGAATGGTGTCTGTCTCAAATGACATTACCTCATCTTCATCAGATCCTGTTCCTGTCCATGTGAAAGTAAGTACACCTGAGTATTTATATCCTATCAACCCTTTAATGGTTTCTGAAGGTAATAATTCAATGGTGGCGTATGGGGCCTCATCACCTGTACCAGTTCCGGGTGGGTCTGTGAATGTGGCAGTCCCAGATATCGTGCGGGATGTGTCTGTTTCGCCATTACGTTTGATGGTAAATGTGGCAATAGCATCAGCAAAGTACAGGGTGCCTGTGACCGATATTGGTGTCCCATCTGTGTCAACAATTGGGATTTGAATACTCCTACCATTGGCTGTAGTGTAAGAATCCCCAATGGTAAGTGTTCCGGGGAAGGAAGTAATTGTCCCCGGTTCCAATACCGCTGCTGCCAACAACGATGTGATAGCAGAAGCGTTGCCTATCAGGTCTGTTTTGTCTGCTATTTGTGTGGACAGCAGATATCCAAATGTTCCGGCAATGTATGATCCGGGTTCCACTGTTGCCCACGGATCACCACCACCACCACCACCTGATGGCGCATTGGCCAATGCAGCAACTGTGAACACGGATGTGCCTGCCGTGAAAGCGTTGTACAGAGACTTGCCGACTGAGGATGCGGTTGTAAAGTCTCCGGCATTTGCATCCTGCCAAACACCCGTTGCAATCTGTGCCGCTGTCAGGTTGGATGGGGCTGTGTAACTGGCCGAGGCCAATCGACTGCTTACAGTCGCATCAAGATTTGATGCAACCGTCGTATTTGTCGTACCGATATTCGCCGCGAGCGTGTTCGTCCACTGTGTCGTGCTTAGGGCAGTGGCGGCAAGTGCCAACCCGCTCTGGATCTCAGCCACAGCATCCGCTGCCAGCGCCGATGCGTTCAGCACATCAGCCACCATCAGCACCGTCTGCGACTTGTCGTAAACTTGAAACGTCGCCGTCGTCAATGTTAGCGTGACAAACCACCGAGCAACCGGCGTTGTGCTGACCAACGCGATCAACTCATACTCGCCAGCAGGCACATCTGTGTACGCTCCAGCGTATGTGCCTTTGCGATTCGTTGCCTCC